TTTGCCCATTTCGCTGCGCTTGACCTGGGCATCGTTGGTCACGTTTGAAAGGCCCACCTGGGTTTTGGTCACGGCATGGGGGTTGGCTTTGTCCGCTTTATGGCTGTTCAGTGCATTTTGCACCGAAGCAATGGCTGCCGCCTGGGCAGTGCTCACCGGCTTGTCCACGTCGGCTGTATTATCACAGCTGCCAAGCCCCACCTGGGCCTTGGTGGTCTTGTGCGGGTTGGAGGTATTCCCGGTATGTGCGGCAAGGGCACTTTCCAGCGCACTTTTCACCGCCGCGTCCTTCGTGTCGGTCTCTTGCTGAGTGTATGCCCCCGCCTGATGGGCGGTCACGGTATGAGGATTTTCCGTGTCCGCCAGATGCTCCATCAGGCTGCGCACCGCCCGGGCCAGCTTGCCAAGAGCGGCGCTCAGCTTTTCACCGCTGGAAAGCTGCGTCAGCGCAGCCGATTCCGAATAGGTTGGGGTCTGGTCGTTGGTGGCCACGTTGGGCACATTGCCAAGGCCCACCTGACTTTTGGTCACCGCGTGGGGGTTGGCCTTGCTGGCCGCGTGGGCATCGAAATCCTCCCGCAGCGCATCCGCCGCCGCTTTGTGGGCGTCCAGCATCTGCTTTGCTGCCGCCAGCGTGATGGCCGGGCCGTCGTTCCAGGCGTCGGTTCCCTTGATGCCCGCGATCTGCTGGCCGATCAGGGTCAGCAGTGCCTGCAGCTTGTTTTTCACCCCGCCCACGGTGCGCAGGCCGATCTTTTCATCGGTGACGCTGCCATCCGGGTGGGCCAGCACCGAGGCCGAGGCGTGGGCGTTCAGCTCGGTGCGGCTGGCCTTCAGGTCGTCCAGCTCGGCGTCCTTGTTTGCCTGCTGTTTCAGTTCCCGGTCGACGACCTCCATGTCGTAGGTCAGATCGTCGATGTCTGCCGGGTCGTTGCGCTCGGCCAGCCGTTCCGGCAGCCGCAGCTCATAGTTCTGGCTTTTTCTCATCGTTCATTCCCCCGTTTCAGAATCATTTCTCCCTTCAATCCGCCGCCGGTGTAGGTGAGCTGATTTTTCAGCACCTGAGCCGGGGCGGCCGTTTCCCATTGGGTGTCCAGCAGAACCCGGTCGATGGGGTCCATCTCCGGGTTGCCGCGGGTGGTGCAGGTGTAGGTGCTGCGGCGCAGCAGATGCCCCCGCACCCAGTCCGCCACCGCCAGCGCCCGGTTCAGGTCGGTAATGAGCGGATTGTCCAGCGTTTCCACTGAACCGTTCTCATCCGCGTCCGTCACCGGGGCCACCGCGTTCTGACTGCTGGTCTCCAGCTTTTTGCCGCTCACGATCAGGGTGGCCGGGCCGCTGCCCTCCAGCACCAGATCCGCCGCCGCGGCATACAGCGCCTGGTTCGTCACCTGCGCGCCCTCGCATTCCACGCGGATGTCCGCTGCCTGATTCCAGGTCAGGTGCAGCTCCAGCCGCCCGTTCACCTGATAGGTGCCCTTGTGCAGCTGGCTCTCCTTTTCCGCCGGTGCGTACACCGTGGCCGGGCATTCCACCCGAAGAAGGCTGGCGGTCTTTTCCACTTTGGGCGCGCTTTCCAGTATGGCCGAAAGCCCGATGCACACCCCGGTCTGGCTGCTCACATCCGGCTGGATGCGGATCACGCCCTCCCGGTCGGCATATAACAGGCAGCAGGCCGCGTGGGCGATCAGCTGCAAGCATTCCCGGTGCTGCTTTACCGGCAGCGGGGCGGTGGTGGTGATCTCTTTCAAGCCCTCCCACAGCGCCCAGGGCTGCTCGTCCTGCCTGCGGCGAGGAAACTTCGCGTCCTCCAACACCAGCGTCGCCAGTTCCCACAGGCTGTGGGGCGCGCCGTCCCACCGGCCCTTGTAATAGGTGCCGGTCAAAAGGCTCAGCGCGTCGGCGGCGGAGAATTTCGCATACAGCCCCTCCACCGCGGGCTGGCCGGTCAGGTAAAAGCGCCCGCCGGGCATCCATTCCACAAAGCCGCCCTGATACAGCTCTCGCCAGCCGCTGGGAGCAAGGTCGCCCCATTCCAGCACTGCCGCGTCTCCCCACTTGATGCCGCCGGTCAGCTGCTGGCCATAGCGCACCGTGATGGGGTTTCGCTGCTCAAAATACTTCCAGATTCCCCGAGGATTATCCGGGTCATACAGACCGTTCTGGCTGCCGGTGAGCAGGTTCACGTTCACCGCCGAGAAGCTGAACTCCCCGGTGGGCAGCCTGCGGCCGATGGGGTCTACCTCCATGGTCTGGGCAGCCTCGGTCAGCTCCGCCTGACCAAAGACCAGCTCCATGCCGAACATCAGGCGGGTCAGCCGCGCCCGGCGGAAGGGCCGGCTGGTGGCCTCGAAGCGGATTTCCAGCCGGTCGAACCGGTCGATCTGCACCGGCTCCTCGTGCTCCACCGCCGTGGGCCGCACCTGCCGCTGCACCAGCTGCACTTCCCCCTTCCAGGCGGTCACGGTCAGCGCGGTGCACCATTCCTCCGCCACCTGATCGAACCGGAAGCTCAGCGCCGGAACGCTCACCGGGCTTTCAAATTCCAGCGCCAGCACCGGCGGGGCTGCAAACCGGCCGTCCGCGCCGCTCATGGACTCGCTCACATAGCCCTCGGTCAGCAGTGCGCCGCCGGGCTCGTCCGCAATGCGCAGCGTGCCGTCCGCCTTCCAGCGCCCCGGCTCAAAGGTGGCGTAGCTGCGCTTTTGCGCGCCGTCCTGCGCAAGGGCGCTTTCCACGCTGGACCAGTAGGCCTGATGCTCGCTCTTATCCGCCGCACCGGGGGCCGCGTCCTCGTCCACCACACTCAGGGTCACGGCCAGCTTTGCCGCGCCCAACACCGGGCGCTCCATTTCCTGCCGGTAGGCATCGCTCACCTGTTGCATCAGATCACCCCGCAATCCACCACGCTGAAGCTGGCGTCCTCGTAGTATTCCGGCATTCCGGTGGCCGCGTCCACGTTCACCGGGCTGCACTTCACGTCGCTGAGGTAAAACATCCGCGTTTCCCACCGGCCCAGGTTATGGCTGAAATAGTGGCAGTAGAAGGTGAAGTGGCCGTCCTCAAACCAGCGGTTCATCTCCCACCACAGCTGCGGGCTGATGGTCTGCCAGCCCAGCTCCTGCTTGTCCACGCTGCGGCCCACCATCCGGCCCACCATGGTGCCCTGGGCGTTGCGGGCCGAATCCACCATGCGGCTGGTAGTAAAAGGCGCCTTGCCCTGGGTGGGGTAAGGCGCCGCAATGGCATAATTGCTCCGGTCGGTCTGGGCCGTGGCCCCCAGATAGATAAAGCCCTTGTTTTCCTTCAAATCAATAGGCATTTGCGAACGCACCTCCAATCTTTACGCATGCTCATTTTGATAATCTGCCTATCTTTTCCTGCTCATTATTGATAAATATTTTTTCTTCATGATATACTTATAAAAATTAGATTTCATACAGTTTCATCGCTGTTTCAAGGAGGATTTATGGCCGGATTTTCCATAATATTTGTGGCAAAAACAATTGTTTTGTGGATACTTTTTTCAATTGTTTTTGTTCCTTTCGGTGCCAGAATCAGCAAATTGCTTTTACTTGAAACCAATCCATTAAGCAACCTTGCATTGGGCTTTCTGGCAAATCTGGCACTGGTACAGAGCATTGGCTGGGCATTTGTTGCCTTTCGCTGGAGCAACATAATATTTCGAGCATTCGTTCTTGCGCTGCTGATCGCGGAATTTTTGTGGAGCTATCGAGATTTTTCATTTTCCTTCAAGCCGCTTCTGAAATGGATTTTACTTGTGACAGTACCACTTGTGACCATAGCAGCCATTACGCTCATATTGTACCGCTCGGATGCCGATGATTCTTTTTATGTTAGCAATGTCACTCTATTCCAAAGCAGTAACATATTAAACGCTTATGACAGCAGCTTCGGCGACCCTGAACTTGGAACAGTTCCCATGTATGATTTTGAAACATGGGAAGCATGGATTGCAGTGTTTGCCTGGCTTTTCCGCATTGATGGAGCCAGCATGATGCATACTGTTCTCCTTCCTTTTCTTCTTGCGGTCTCCTGCGGAGCATACCTGTTTTTGGGAGAAATACTGTTTTCCGGCAATAAAATCCGTGCGGCGCTGTTCTATTGTCTGTTGATGATCTGCTTTTTGATGGACGGATATGCAGTCTATTCCCCCGGCAGCTTTTTATTGTCCCGTCTGTGGCAAGGCAAGGCGGTCTATCTCCATGTAATACTGCCCCTTATGACTGGATTTCTTCTCCTTTCTTTGCGCAAGCGAATTCGTTTTCACAGCCTTTTTCTGCTTTCCTGCATTTTGGCAGGCATCGCGCTGAATCCCACCAGTTTGTATATCCTTGGATTTCAGGCACTGGCCATGACCATTGGCATCTGCTTTCTGGAAAAATCCCCCAGAAAGCTGGTGGGATTGCTTCCTTCCATTGGCGTGATCGGCTTTTTCACACTGGCGATTTATTTTCGGACACGTTCTTTTTCCGGCCAGATCGAAGCAGCATCCCAGACTGGTTCTTCCTTTGTCTTTGAATGGTTTATGCGGTACTGGGGTTCTGGTTTTGTAATCTTTCTGCTTTATCTGGCTGCGGCAGTATTCCTGTGGTTTCGTTCCAACGAAATGTTGCGGCTGTACTTTATCATTACCCCGCTTATTTTATTTTTGTTGGTCTGGAATCCCCTGTGTGGTAACTTCATTGCGCAAACCGTCACCAAAACGCCCTCCTACTGGCGGGTGTTCTGGCTGATTCCGGCCTCCCCTGCTCTCGTCTGCACTGTGATTCTAATTGTGGCTCGATTTCACAGTCGTCGATGGCTGTCGCTTTTTTTGGGAATTCTGGTTCTGGTGCTGCCCGGAAAATTCATGTTCACACAGGAAAACGGGTTTATCCTTTCTGAAAATGTACAAAAGGTTCCCTCCGAGGTACTGACTTTTCAACAGACGCTATTTGCCAATTCCTCCACTCCTCTGGTTCTTGGAAACTACGATTTTTCTACCACATTGCGTCAGGTCTATCCACAGATTCAGCTCGTTGTTTCGCGCGATCAGTATATTCTGGACTTGTTTGCATACAGAGGCAGACAACAGGAAGCAGACGAACGCATGCTGCTGATCCAATTTGCCAATGGAAGCGACGTAGATCCCGCCGAAGCGTTGCGCATTTTAAGCAGGTACGGGGTTGATTTTGTGGTTCTTGCGCAAAACAACCCATACCTCAATTATCTGCAAGCCAATGGATGGTTTCCCGCACAGCAAAGCGAATCCCATGTGCTGTTGACCTCTGCGCCTGCCTGATCGTTTTACAAAGGCTGTCTCGATGTTGTCCTTTCATCCGGGCAGCCTTTTTTATTATCATCAATAGGCATTTGCGAACGCACCTCCAATCTTTACGCCCCGGTTTGCCTCGATCTTCGCCATGGCGCGATACAGCACCTGCCCATCCAGCTTTATCTCGATGGGCTGATTTGCAACAAGCTCACGCGCGCCGCCGCTGCTCACCGCCTGGGCCAGCTGCAAAATCGCCGCCAGCACCGGGCCGTTCTGCTCGGCCATCAGCTCTCGCAGCCGGCTTTCCGGCGCGGCGATCTCCGGGTTCGTGGCCGCGCCCGCGTACTCGCCCATCATGGCCAGCACCGGCTGGCGGATTACGCCGCCCCTTGCCAGCATGGGGATCTGGGGCGCGCTCATGGTGGGGATGTCGAACCCGAAGGTCTTGCCGCCGATTTCCGGCACCCAGCCCGGGACCTCGAAGCTGATGCTGTTCAGCAGCCGGATCACGGTGTTCACGCCATCCACCGCCGCGCGGATCATGCCGTTCACAAAGCCGATGATGGAATTCACCGCTCCGCGCACGCCGCCCGCAATGCCGTCCCACAGGTTGAGCATAATATCCTTGAATCCGGTCCAGGCGCTGGTCAGCGGTTCGATCACAAGCCGCTGCATCCAGCCGCACAGCGTGCCCCAGATGGCTTGCAGCTTGCTCAACGCCAGCTGGGCCAGATTCTGCACGGTCTGCCAGAACGTACTGAACAGCGCGGCGAGCGGCTGCACCACGACCGTATTGAACCACTCGCAGGCCGCCGCCCATACTTCCTGAAGGAACTGCAGCGCGGCCCCACCCGCCTGCTTCACCTGATCCCAGTGGGTGATCAGCAGCGCGACCACGGCGATCAGCGCCGCGATTCCCGCAATGATCAGCGTGACCGGCGCGGTAAGGAATGCCACCGCCGTGCCCAGAGCCGTGGCTCCCGCTGTGGCAATCAGGCTGATTACGTTCCACACTGCAAGGGCGGTGTTCACCAGCACCCAGGCCGCCGCAAAGGAGCCCACCAGCGTCACGATCAGCTGCACCAGCTCCATATTCTCGCTGATCCAGGCGGAGAACAGGGTCAGCCCGTTCACGATGCCCTCGATCACGCTCACCACAACGCCGCCGGTCCATTCGGCCAGGGGCTGCAAAAAGCTTTCCCATAAGAACTGGGCGAAGGGCTGGAACACCTCGATAATGGGGTTCAGTGCCTGCATCGCCGCGCTCAGCAGATCGAAAAACGCCGGGGCAACGCTTTGGATGGCCCAGCCGCTCAGGGGCAGAAGCACGTTCTGCCAGGCCCAGGCAAGGCCGCCCATGGCCAGCTGCACCACCGGCCCGATGGCCGCCGCCAGACCGGCGAAGCTGCCCGCCAGACCGGAAAGGTCCAGCCCCTGCATCCATGTGCCGGTGGCCTGCCCCAGTTTGGAGAACAGGCCAAGGATGCCGTCCAGCCCGGCGGTGAGCGGCGTGAGCAGACCGCTCAGATCCACGCCGGAAAGCATTCCCGCAATGGTTCCGCTGATCCCGCCCAGAACGTCGCTCAGCAGCGGGGCCACCGTTTGGGCCAAGCTGCTGATGGTCTGGGCGAAGGTATCCACCAGCGGCAGCACCGCCTGGGTAATCGGAGCGAACGCACCCTGCAGGCTGGACTTCACGCTTTCCAGCGAAGCCTTCAGGGTCTCGTTTTCCTTGAGCATGGTGGCAAGCCCGCCGCCCAGCATACCAAGCGCACCGGTCCCCAGCGGCCCGCCGATGGCGGAAATGCCCTTGCCCAGGCCGCTCATTCCGCTTTGCAGCTTTTTCATTGACTGCTCAGCCCTCACTGCCCACTGGTTCAATTTTTCCTTGCTTTCATCAATCGCATCTTTCTGCTTCTCCAGCGCCTTCGTTTGCAGCTCGGTAGCTTTCTGCGCGGCCTCTGCATACTTTTTCTCCATACCCATCGCTTCTCGCTGCGCATTGTAGCTATCTTGATATTTTTTATTTAGCGATTCCATCGAATCATCCAATTGCTTTTTTAGTTTCACTTGCAACTGCAATAATCGATTTTGCTCTTTCAATTCATTCACATCAATTTCAGCTGCCAAGTTTTCATCACCTCCTGTGTAATTTTCCTCTCAATATTTTTCTTGTTGTCGAATAGGCATTGTGATATACTAAATCCATCATACCCAGCTTTCTTTGAATGGGAGGAATTTATTGTGACACTTCTCGACGCAATTAATCAGTCGCTTTCTGTTCGAAAAAACTCTTTGCTTTTCAAACTCACAAAGGAACTCTATACTCCTTTTCGTTCTGAATACGATGCCTGTGTCTCCCAATTGGTCAACGCCGAGGAGCTTCTAGCGGCAAGCAAACTCCCTATCCATATTTTTTCTTCTCACTCACAAGATTTTACCTGCAACAACTCAAATAAAATTTACGGAATCCTCGTTATCACTAATTTGCGGATTTTCTTTTTTGCCTGGTCAAAAGAAAATTCCTCGCTTCAAGAAATCTCCGCAGACGACATCACAGATGTCTACTACGATACCGACCCCAAAGAAGCATATCTGCGTGTAAACGGCCGGAACATCGTTTTTGTAGTTCATGATGAACTGGCGGTTGTGGAACAGCTGAAAAAAGCAGTCGACGAGCTTCGCTATGCACAACCTGAGCCGGAAGCCGCTGCCCCCATCCAGACCAATCCCACCGATAACATGGACCAGATCACAGAAGCCATCAAGAATCTGAAAAGCCTGCTTGACCTTGGCGCCATCACCCAGGAAGAATTCGACGCGAAGAAAAAGCAGCTGCTGAATTTATAATTTTCGCCTGTTTTGCCGCCCCCCGCTTTTTTTGCGGGGAGCGGCTTTTTTCTGCCTGCCGTCAGCTGCCGAACGCCTTTGCCATCATCTGCTCCAGATCGTCCATCTGGCGGCGCAGCTGCTCGCCGGTAAAGGCTTTGGCCGCCTTTCTGGCCCGGAACGCAGACCACTCACTTCGAATTTTCCGCTGCTGGGGGGTGAATTTTTCCAGCATTTTTCGGTCCCGCTCGCTGCGCACCGCCACCACCCGGCCCAGAGGGGTGTCGTCCATCAGGCCGCTCACCAGCTTGCTCCACTCCGGCCAGCTCAGCTCCCCCTGCAAATGGGGCAGCACCCCATATTGCTTGGCGATGCTCTGCTCGATCAGCAGCGCGTCGAATTCCAGGTCATACCACTCAGGCCCGGGCGCTGTGCTTTGCCTGCTGAAATCGCTGCTCCATCTCCTGCTCTTCCTCGCCGGTCATGGCCGCCATCACCAGCTCGAACAGCTTCTGATAAGCAGGGAAGGGCAGGTCCATCTTGTCGATCTCCGCAAAGGCAGCCTCGCCCAGGGCCAGCTTCAGGGTCTGGTCCATCTGTTCGCTCACCTGGCTGCCGTCCATCTGGTCGGTGTTGATCTGCATCAGCTTGCGCACGGTTTTCTGCCGGTTGTCCACCGGATACAGCTTGTCCTTTACGCGGATCTCCGGGGCATCGGTGAGCAATTTTTCGTCCAGGGTATACAGTTTTGCCATTTGTTTTGCACTCCTTTTTCAATCAGTGCCCGGGGGCGGATGGCCCCCGGGCGTTTTGGGTTCGGTTCAGGCTGCCGCTCAGCCTTCCAGCGCGGGGGTGAAGGTGGGCTTGCCGTCACTCATCACTTCCACCTCCAGAATGGCCACATCGCGGCTCTCACCGCCGCCGGGGTTGGTCACGTTCAGCACGCAGTCGAAGGCCAGCTTTGCGCCGCTGGGGAACTCCCACTCAAACTTGCTGGCGCAGCCGTCGCCGGTGGTCCAGGCGCTCTGGGCAACGTAATCGTTGCCCGCATCACCCAGGCAGCGCTTGCCGGTGAGGGTGATGGTCAGGGCCTTGCCGGTGACCATTCTGCGCAGCCAGCCCTGCATTTCCATGGGGCTCCACTCCACGGTGTTGCCGTCGATGCTCACCTCAAAGGTTTCCAGCTCCGCAATGGCGGCCATATCGCCCTCTTCGCTTGCACGGCCCCTGGTGCCTACCTTGAACTTGTTTTCATATACGGGATAAACGCCAGTATTCATAGCCATAATTCATTTCTCCTTTTTTGTGTAATTGTTGTTTTGTTCGATTGGTTTTTGTTCGGTCCTGCTCTGCCCCCGCCGGGGCCTGCCCCTCCATACGCACCACCTCCTTTCCTGCGCTCTGCTCAATAGGCCTCGGCAAAGGCGCCGCCGATGCGCGCGCCCCGGTTGGCCTCGATCTTCGCCATGGCCCGGTACAGCACCTGGCCGTCCAGCTTCACCTCGATGGGCTGGCTCACATACAGCTGGGCCGCGCCCGCACCGCCCAGCACGTCCGCCACCGCCTGGCGGATGGTCTCCATCGGAGCCTCCACGTTGGTGCCCCGCCGCTGGTCGCCCACCACCGCCAGAAACGGCCGGTTGGCAGGCAGCACCGCGCCCTTTGCCAGCCGGGGAATCTGGTATTCCGGCACCCGGGGCAGGTTCACGCCGAACCGCTGGCCGCCGTAGTCCGGCACCCAGTGCGGAATCTCCACACTGATGTGGTTCAGCCGGTCGATCACCGCGTTCATGCCGCCGGTCAGCGCCCGCAGCATGAAGTTCACCAGATCAATAATGCCGTTCACGCCCTGCTTTGCCACACCGACCATGGTGTCCCACACGCTTTCAAAGATGTCGCTCAGGCCGCGCCAGGCCCGGTCCCAGTCGGCGGTGAACACGCCGCTCACGAACTCGCACAGCCCGCGCAGCACCCCGGCAATGCCGTCCGCCACCTGGGCGATGGTTCCCAGACCGTTAAAAAAGCAGTCCACAACATACTGCACCGCCCCGGCCACCAGCGGCGCAAAGGTATCGGTGATATTCTGCAACAGGGGCAAAAGCGCCTCGGTCCACAGAATGGTGATCATTTCCACCACCGCGCCGAACAGAAGGGTCAGGTTTTCCCAAAGCGGGGCCAGATGCTCCTGCCACAGCTGCTCCAGCCGGGCCATCAGCTCATCCAGCACCGGGCGGATCAGCTCGTAATAGAGCGTCTGCACCCAGCCGCGCAGCTGCTCGCACCCCTGGGCCAGCCGGTCCAGAACGGGCTGGCCGTACACCGCCCAGGCCTCGCTCACCGCGGCCAGCATATCCTGCACCACCTGCTGCAAAAAGCCCAGCAGCGGCATCAGGTAGTTCTGGATGGCGTCGCCCACCAGCTGGCAGCCCAGCGAGAAGTTCCGGGCAAACTGCTCCAGAAACACCTCACCCACCGCGCCCACGATGGGGGCAAAGGTCTCGGAAAAGGCGTTCACGATGCTGGGGATGAAGTCCCACAGCAGATATTCCCCCAGCGGGCGCAGGGCGGTGTCCCACAGTTCCAGGGCGCTGTCCCGGATGATGGCCCAGGCGCTTTTCGCCGCCCGGGCCATCTGGTCGAAGGCCTTGCCCCAGGCCGCGATGCCGGGTGCGAACAGCCGCTGCATCTCTTCCAGAAAGGGGCGGATCAGGTTCACAAGGCCGACCCACTTTTTCTGCGCCTCGTCCGGATCTCCGCCCGCCGAACCGCCGCTGCCGCCGGAAGAGGAACCGCCCCCGCTGCCCGCCGCCTGCTGCTGCACCAGATTCAGCTCGTCGATGCCCAGAACCGTGCGGGCCACCGCCTTAGCGGCGGCCCTGGTGCTTTTGGTCAGGGTCTGCTGGCTTTTGGCGGCGTTCTGGCTGCTTTTGGCCAGCGCATCCGCCGAGGCCGCCCCGTCGCCGAACAGCAGCCAGTTCACCCCCTCGCCGATTTTGCGCAGCCCTTCGGCAAAGCCCGCCAGCACCTGCCCCAGCCCACCCAGCTGCCCCTGCATCACCTGCAGCAGCTGCCCGGCGCTGGATGCGGCCTCGTCCTGCGCGGCCTTCACCTGCTGCCAGGCCAGCCGCAGCGCGGCGGACTGGTCCAGCCCCAGCTTGCGGTAATCCGCCGCCAGCTTCATCACGGTGCTGCGGGTGTCCCGCTCGGCCTGCTTGGCGTCGCCCACCAGCAGGTCCAGCCAGGTCGTTTTCGTTTCCATTTGTCTCCCTCCTTTCTCAATCACTCAGCAGCCGGTTCAGCCGCTCCCGCTCGGCCAGCTCCTCGGGGGTGTAGCGGGGCTTCAGCTCCACCCGGGCCCGGTTGCGCCGGTAGAACTCCCGTTCCCACTCCTCCAGCTTTTTGCCCCGGCGCAGCTTGTCCCGAACGGCCACCACCGCGGACAGCTGCCCTTCCCCGATGGCTCCGAACCAGGCAAGGAACGTCCACCAGTGCACGAAGGGCAGCGCCCGGATCTCGCACCCGGCCACTTTATTTACATCCGCCACGATCAGGGGCAGATCCTGCTGCCAGTCGATCATCCGGGGGCCCGCCGGGCCGCTGTCCTCCTGGCCGCCCGCCAGAAAGCGGAGCATGGCCTCCATGGCCGGCTGGCGCGCCGCCAGGGGAATGGCGGCAAACTTCCGGTAAAACAGCCCCATGGCCAGATAGGCCCTTGCCTCGGGTGGCTCGGTGGAATCGTCCAGCAGACGGATGACCTCCAGCACCTCCCGGAAGTCCGCCCGGATGGGCTCGCTGCGCCCGGCCACCTCCAGCGCTTCGGGCAATTCCCAGCCGGTCACCGGGCCGCCTCCCGCCTTGCGGCTTCCCGGGCATCGGCAGCGGCGGCAAGGTGTGCGGCCTGGGCGCTCAGAAAGGCCTCGGCCCCGGCCTGCACCTGGGGCTGCAGCGCCGCGAACAGGTTGGTCACCACCCGCTCGCCGTTGGCGGCCACCGCCATCAGATTCACGCCGCCCAGCAGCCGGTCGAAGTCGTTTTCCTCCCCGAACACCCAGGTCAGCACCTCTTTGGTTTTCCGGTCGGCCTTCGCCAGCAGCTCCAGCGCCTTCTGGCCGGTGGCGGCGGCGGCGCGGCCCTCTTCGGCCATCTCCTGTTCGATGGCGGCGATCCGGTCCGCCGCCTGCAAAAACCGGCTGTACACGTTGGGGTCGCTGGGGTTAAAGCGCAGCAGCCCGCCGCCGTTGATCCGGTACTCCCGCACGCCGGTGTCGATGTTCAATTCCTGCATTTTTGTTCCTCCCTGCTCTGTGCCACGTTGCTGTAAAAAAGCCGCCCGGCCCGTTTTTTTTCGGCCCGGGCGGCCCGGTTTTTGTTTACTCCTCGTCCGGGGTAAAGGCTTTGGTGTCCGGCTTGAAGTGACCCTTCACCGGCACGCCCTTGTAATGGATGTTGAAGGGGATCTGGTAGCCGTTGGCGTCGCCGCCGTAGCTGCTCACCTCGATGGTGGCCTGATCCTTCACGGCGGGGAAGCCGGTTTCCGGATCCTCCTCTTCCCACATGTGCACCTCCACCACGGTGGTGTCGCAGCCGTCCAGAATCTTGCACTCATCCACAATGCCCTGCAGCCGCTCAAACAGCGGGTCGCCCGCCACCGCGTAATAAGTTTCCACGCTGCCGCTCTTTTCGTAGCTGGTCACCATCACGCTGGTCTCGCCCAGAATGTTCCGGGTCTTTTCCACGTTGGCGCTCAGCTCCGGGCTGTATTCCTCCAGATCCTTGCCCAGCCGCACATAGCTGGGGCTGCCCTCCAGCGCGCCGGGCTCGGCGGCGTCGATGTAGTGGGCCATCCACTTGCGGTCAATCTTTTTGTTCTTCTCCATCTGTTTCTCCTTTCATCTCGGTGATGTGCTCCACCACCAGCTCCATCCGGTAGCGGGCAAGGCCATCCGGCCCGGCCTGCTGCAGCCCGGCTGCCAGCGCCCGCAGGCTCTGGCGACCGGATTCAAACAACGCGGGCACCCGGCGGCGGGCGTTTTCGGCGTTCACCCAGTCCTGCAGGGCCAGCAGCAGAACCGCGTTCTGCATGCCCGTGGCCACGTCGCCGGGGGGCTTTTCCAGCCGCAGCTCCAGCCAGAACCGGTAGCTGGTGAAAAGCTCGCCGCCCCCCAGAATGTCCTCCCGGAACCGGCTCTCCGCCGCGCCGCCCGGCCGCAGCGATACCGCGCTGCCCGCCAGCTCCAGCCCGTCGATGGCAATGTCCGGAGCCCGGCCCCAGCCGGGCCAGCCCTCCAGCCACTGCCGCAGCTGTTCCAGCATGCTGTTTTCCTCCTTTACCATTTTTTGTACCATTCGGTCTGGGCTTCCACATGGCGCACCTGCCCGCCCAGCCGTTTGGCCGCCACCTCGCGGATCACCGCAAGGCCCGGCACCGCCGCGGGCACAAACACCCGCCACTGCTCCGCCGTTTCAATCACCGGGCCCTCGCCGGGCATCACCCGGTCGCCCGGCTCCAGCGAAAACCAGTGTTCCTCCGGCTGTGCACCCGCGCCACCGGGCCGCCAGACCGGCCGCCAGCCGCCGCAGGGCGCCAGCAGAAAGCAGTACCGCTGACCGGTGGTTCCGATGGCATCCGCCCCGGCTGCGTCCCGCTCGTCCAGATAGACCCCGTTCAGCACGGTGCGGCGGCAGGAAAACTCCGGCTGGAACGCCGCGTGATACACCGTGACGGTATCGGTGCAGAAGCGGTAATCCGGCAGGCCGTTGGTCAGCCGCATGCCGCCACCCCCTGTTCATTTCGCCGGATGTCCAGATACAGACCGGCGCAGCGGTAGAGCTCCCGGCTTTTGGCCGCGGCGCTCAGATCCGGCGCGGGGGCGGCGCTGGTCTGGCTCAGGCTGCCCAGCTGCATGCCGCCCACCAGCTGGCCGTTTTCCGCCGCTTCGTAAAAGTGCTGGGCCTCCGCCATGGCGCAAAGGGCCATGGCCTCGCTGTCCTCTTCCGGGGCGGTGACGCAGTAGATGCGCTTATAGCGTTCCAGCTGAGCCGCGGCGGCCCGACTGGCCGCCGCGAACTCCTGCTCGCTCATCTCACCCTTCCACACGTCCCGGTAAAATGCATACTCCACCATGGGCTCAGGCGGTCTTATGGCTGGCGTACACGCCGGCCAGCTTGTTTTTGTACACGTCCGCCACGCCCACGTTGCGGTAGCCGTACTTGTAGGCGTCCGCCTCCTGATTCTGGTCAGGGGTCACGATCTTGGGCGCCACATGCTTTTCAAACTGGATCAGGGCGGGCTTGTGGATAACCACGAAGTTCAGCTCCTTGCCGTCGCTGCCCTTGGCGTAGCCGCCCGCCTCCTGACCGCCGGTGTGGCCGTCCTTCTGCTCGATGGCGGTGTAAAAGCGGGTCTGGGGCACCAGCGTCTTGCTGGCAAAGCGGGACAGAATCTCCCGGCTCCTGGTGATGTCCAGATCCGCGATCATGCCGTCCAGAGTGGGGGTAATGAAGAGGTGGCGATCCTCCATGGGCACCTCGGCCTCGTCCATGGCGTTGGTGGCCACACGCAGGGCCGCCAGCACGGCAGCGCCGTCCGCCAGATCCTCCGCCTTCTGGGTAACGCCCTCCTTGGAGGCGTAGCTGGCAAAGCGGAAGGCATCCAGCTCGGGGGCCACCTTGGTGCGGATGAACTCGCCCGCCAGACGGCCGAAGGCGATGCCGGCGCTGTCCGCGTCGTCCATGTTGTCCACGGTGAACATGCGGCCCCGGTCGAAGTTGCACTTCACGGTCTCGTTGGTCATGGTCACGTCACCGGCCACATAGCCGCTGTTGCGGTCGTAGTCGCCCAGACCCTGCATCTCGATCATGGGGATGATCAGCTCGTTGGCGTTGGCGCCCTGACGCACCAGCTCCTCGGGGCCGTCCAGCTTGGCGGTGAGGGACACGGTGCGGTACACCTCGTCCAGCAGAGGGATGAATTTGCCTGCGGTGGTAATCTTGTTAGCCATATTGTATTTTCCTCCTGTTGTATACAAATTGTTGAATCAGAATCGAATAAAACGGCGGGGCAACGCCGCGGGAGGCCCCCGGGGCCCCAGTGTCAACCGGTCAGACACGGCCCAGCCCGAAGGCCCGGCGCAGGGCTTCATCCGGCTCGCCGCTCTGCACGGCCGCGCCGGTGCCCGCCGCGTAGGGGGGCGGGGTGGCGCCGCCGAAGAGATAGCCGTTCTCCTGCTCCAGCTGCTCCAGCGCGGCGGCAATGGCGGTTTCCCGGTCGCTGCTGGCACGCAGGCCGTCCAGATCCAGCAGGGCCCGGATGGCCTTTTCGCTGCGGCCGCCCGCCTTGCCGATGGCCGTGTTCAGCTGGGCGTCAAAGCGCACCGCCGCCACCTGCTCCTCCGCGGTTTTCTGAGCCTGCTCGGCTTTCTTTTTCCAGTCCGCCGCCTGGGTACGGGCAGCGTCCAGCTCCTCCCGGTTCACAAAGCGCCGGGCCAGCTCTGCGGCCAGCGCCTCCTCCAGCTGGGGGGTATAGGCCTCCCCCAGCAGCTCCTTCAGCCATTCCTGCATATCCTTGTTCTCCTTTCTTTTTTCAGGTTTTGGGCAAAACAAAAGGCCCGCGGTTCTTTTGCGAAACCTGCAAGCCTTTTTTCATGAATTGTTCGCGGCCGTCTCGCCGGGCATCAGCTGCCGACGCACCCGGGCAAGGTCGGCGTCGGTGTCCCAGGGCAGGCCGTATTTCCAGGCAAGGGCAAGCTCCGGCTTCAGCAGCCCCGCTTCCACCAGCTGCATGAGCTCGGCCCATTCCCTGTCCCGGTCAAACAGCACGCCGTTGCCCCAGTCAATGCGCACCGCCCGCGCCGGATCCGGCACGAAGGCGCCCGGCACCCGGTAGAGCCTGCCCAGCCTGCCGCAGAGCACCAGCGCCCGGCGCACCGCACTTTCCCACATCTGCTGCAGCTCCTGAATGGTCAGGCTGTAATCGCCCTGGCTGCTGGTCACCTCGGTGGCGGTGCGCTGAGCGGCTTCCACCTCGCCCAGAATGCCCCGCTTCAGGCCGATCAGGCTTTCCACGTTGCGCAGGTATTCCCGTTTGCGGGCCAGAAAGCTCTCCTGCCGCAGGGCGGGGGCGAACACGGTGACGCCGGTGTTGGAAATGTCGTCGTCGATGCCCACAAACAGGCCGGGCGGCAGCAGCGGGCGGCCGTTTTTCCGCTTGTCCAGCAGATCCGCCGAGGCGAACACCCGGCTTTCGCCGTGGTCGAACTCCCGGTCCAGCTGGCGCTCGTTGCGGTTGATGTTGTGGATCAGCCCGGCCGCCGCCGCATACACGCTCACCGGGTCGGCGCTGCCGTCCACACAGTTTTCCAGCGGCAGGCGCAGGCTCACAAGGCCGAGGCCCCCCACGTCGCCCACCACCGCCTTCGGCTCCAGCGCCGCATACCGGGGCAGGGCGGAAAGCCCCACCGGATTGCCCAGGCTCTGGCCGTCCCAGCTGCAGAACAGCCGGTTTTCGATCACCAGCCGGCCCGCTTCATCCAGACTGCGCCGCTCCAGCAGGGTGTAGAATTTGCCGTTTTCCATGGTCAGCTCGGCGCTGCCCAGTGCGGTGACCTCCCCATCCGGGGCCCGGCCCAGCACCGTGACCATATCCCGCCGCATCACCGTGAAGGCAAAGCCCCCGGGGCCCGGCACCGGCTTGAGCCAAGCCTCGCCCCCGATCAGCGCCAGCTGCATGGCCTTTTTGCGCACCGTTTCCAGCCCGGCCAGCACCCCGCCCACAAAGGCGTCGCCCCCTTCGGCCGCGGCCCGGTACTCGGCAAAGCAGCTGCGGCTCAGCTTGCTCACCACCGTGTAGGGCAGCCGCTGGCAGGGATCCTCGGTGTCGGTCACCTCCCGGTCAAAGTAAAGGCGGAACCAGTCCTCAATGGCGGCGTTCATGGCGGCGGTGGTGCAGTCCCGCGCGCCGGGGTAGGCCTGGGCAAAGCTGTGGATCTGCCGCCCGAAGGCGGCCCCGAACAGGCTCATTCCTCCACCTCCCAGCCCCGGGCCCCGGCCAGCCGGTTGCGGGCCCGCACTCCGGCCTGCATGCCCTGAATGTAGGCTTCCAGCCGCTCGATCTCCCTTGTCAGCTGCTCCTCCCTGGCCCGCAGGGCCGCGTTCTCCCGCATCAGCTGATCCCGGGCCCATTCCGGCAGAAACCGCCGCCGGAACCATTCCTTGAATTTGTGCATCGTGCTTCTCCTTTCTTTCTGTGTGTTTCAGCTGCCCGCCCGCCGCCAGATGCGGCTGGTGGCGTAGCGCACCGCGTCGATGTGGTGGTTGTCCCGGTCCGGGTAGCCCTCCAGAACCTGACCGCTGGCGTGATCCCGGTCGTATTCGTATTCGCTGAACTCCTTTGCGGTGTCCGGGCAGCGGGCGGGGTCGATGCGGATTTCCGCAAGGCTTTGCAGCCACTTCATGCCCGCCTTCACGCTGCCGGGGCCTTTTTCCGCTCCCCGGCAGGGCAGGCCCAGCGCCCGGTAATCCCGGCAGCTTTTTTCCTCGGCGCTGTCCGCGATGAGGGTTTCGCCATCGCCCGCGCAGACGCCCTTTTCCAGCAGGATGCGGGCGGTGTCCGCGTTGGAGGTGCGGCGGCGGGTGGCCTCATCCCAGATGTACAGCACCCGCCGGGCGGCATCGTAGCCGCAGCTGTTGAAGGCCCAGGGGTCCGGGAACCAGCCCCAGTCCACCCCGTGGTAGCGCCGCTCCAGCCGGGCGATCTGGGCGTCCGGAATGGGTTCCAGCTTCAGGTTGTCGAATACGAGGGTGCCGCTGCCCACCACCTGACCCAGATATTCGTGGCGGTAGGCCCGCTCGTTGGTGCGCCGCAGGTGCTCGGCCTCCTGCAAAAATCGCTCGCCCAGCCAGTGGGGCGGCAGCTGCCGGTAGTCGGAATGCACCACCAGCATGCCGGGCTTTGGCTGGCGTGCGTACCGGTTGGCCCAGTTGTCGGGCAGGGCGGGCGGGTTGAAGCTTTTGATCACAAGGCTCGGCCCCTCACCCCGCAACAGGCTCTGTTCGGCGCTGCGCACCTGCTCCGGGCCGGAAAACTGATCCAGCTCCTCAAACCACACCGCTCCGATGTAACCAAAGGGCGGCTTGATGCTTTTCAGCTTGGCCGCGTCGTCCAGCCCGAAGCACCAGATGCACTGGCCGGTGGTTTTGTGCACCAGCTCAAGCCGGGTCACGCTGGCTTCAAATTCCTGCTCCAGCCCCAGCTGCTCCATGGCCCAGAGCAGCTGGCTCCACACGCTGGCGCGCAGGGTACGGCCCACCCGGCGCAGGGCCACGGCGTGGCAGTCCGGATGGCGCATCAGCTGCACCAGCAGTTCAATGGCCGCGCAGCTGCTTTTTGCGCTGCCCCGCCCGCCGGTGAGCACCAGCTCCCCCACCTTCCCACGACGGATCGCCCTGTGGGCTTCGTGGAAGGCCGGGGCGATCAGCCCGCCCAGCGCCCGCCGTTCGTCAAATGTCATCCACCAGCACCACCCGATGCACCGGCTCCGCCGCCGAGAGATCCGGCAGCTTTACCAGCATCTCCATGGCCTTCATCCGCATGGCAAGGCCGGGCAGCTGCATCATCTCCTCGCCGTTTTTGCCGTATTCCGGATACTCCTTTTCCCCCATGGCGATGGCCATCAGCTCCTGCCGCAAACGCTGGATGGGATCCTGCTCCTGTTGCGCGGCCATTGGCATTCACACTCCTTTCCGTTTGAAAATGGGTGGGAAAAAGGCGGGGAGCCCGGTTTCCGTTCCGGGCCCCTCCGCCTGTTTTCCTCATGATACAGGATAGCACGGGTCGAACCGGGCTTTCTAAGGGTCAATTTTCAATTTTTTCCGGGCTTTTCAAGGGTCAATTTTGTTTTTTTCCGGGCTTTTCGCGGTTTCATGCCGCCGAGGCGGTGTTCTGAAGGCTGATGCACTTCAGCGCCTGCTCGTGCTGGCGGCGCAGCCAGCGTTCGTCCATATCCAGCATCCGGCTGATGTCCGGCCAGGTCTTGTTCAGCAGATAGCGGGCCCGCATCAGCTGGCGGAGTTTCTCATCCTCCAGCAGCTCAATGGCCACCAGCACCTGCGCCTGCGCCGCATTGGCCGCCTGCAGTTTTTCCGCCAACCGGCCCCGCAGCGTTTCCAGCTGCTCCACGCTTTGCTCCAGCTTATGCAGATTCGGCCCGCTCACCACCTGCACCCCCTGCCCAAGATAAGGGGTAACCCGGGTGATCACCTCCTCCAGCTCCCGAAGCTGCTCGCTCACCAGCCGCGCCTCGTGCAGCTGAATCTGGTAACTGCGCAAAAATTCCATTGTTTCCGCTCTGCTTCTCATTCCGCTTTTTCCTCCCACTGTAAATAGACTTCATGCAAACCGGCAACAGGCAGTTGCCCTCGCCGTCCCGTTTCCACTGGCAGCGCTCACAGCCCCGCCAGGTCCATCTGCTCTTCATCCGTATCCTCCTTCCAGATCCAGTTGCCGGAAAAATACCATTCCTCCAGCATCGCTTTGAACTCCGCCGCCTCTGCCGCCCGCGGGTCCCATTGCAGGATGCCGCACCCGCGGCAGGCCACGGCGAAGCCCTCGGCCCTGCTCACGAACCGGCCCCGGTTTGGCCCGAGGCCCTGCCAGCCTTCCACCGCATCGCCCTCCTTTGCGGCCCGAGTTATCGGGCACTTTTTGTGGTATACTTATTCTTTATCCAATAAAGACACGTTCTGTGTCCCTATCAAATAAAAAAATATACCAAGCTGAAATAACCGGAAAATTTTTCCGGCTTGTTTGGCGGTTTCATTGTACATCGGTTCACGAACTGTGTCAACACCTTTTGTGGATATTTCCTTTACAGAATTCACATTTCGTGTTATCATGAGTTCAGAAACCAGAAAGGAGCTGATCCCATGGGTCAATTTGCATCCATTTTAAAGCAGCTTCGGCTGCAAAAGGGGCTCACCCAGCCCCAGCTGGCCGAGCGGCTGGGCATCAGCCGCAGCGCCATCAGCATGTATGAGCGGGGCGAGCGCGAGCCGGACACTGCCACCATGGAGGCCATCGCGGCCCTGTTCGGGGTGGACATGAACTACCTGTACGGCATGCCCACCGTCACCTTCGACGACTTCACCTATGCTTTGCACAACGAGAGCAAGGATCTGACCGAGGAAAACAAACAGAAATTACTGGAAATGGCGCGTCTGTTCAAGCTGGGCCAGCAGCATGGCAGCGGGAACTGA